ATCGAGTCCGACGCTATATCTTTCTGCAGCGTCTACGATGGCACCAAGATCTTTCGTGGTGAACTTACGCAGTCCAGTCATTTGTTATGCTCCTTTAATAAGCGAGTTTGATTGTGTGGTCCCCGAAGGCAACCGTATTATTTAATAGTAACACCTAGAAATAAATTGTGCAGCATACCGAACATATTTGTAAGGTTTGCCAGACCTACATATAGTACAACAACAAAACAATGGGTAAAATGAAAAAATTCATTCCCTTTGCAATGATTTTATTGACTGCTGGTGCAGCTAATGCTGGTGGACTCGTTACTAAACATTCAGCAAGTGTTCAACTAAATGTTGATGCGGCTCGTGCTACTGCCACAAGAATTGGGTCCTCGTTCAGTATCTCAGGTTCAAATATTGATACTACGGACGGGTCAACTGCTGGCACTGTGAGCGCAGGAACAATCACCTCAGGTGTATACAATCCTGGCACAATCGCTGCAACACAGGATACTGCTGGAGCAGCATTTAGTTTCAGTCAATCTTATACACAGGCTGACGCTGTTCCTACTAGTGCTCCAACTTTAGGTGCTAATCCAAACTTCGGTTCGCTTACAACTTATGCAGCTGGAACAAAGGATACCCTTGCAGGTACTGTAACCAGTGCAGGTATTCTCACCGTAACGGCTGGTGGCGCAGGCACATCTGCTACGGGACAATACGTTTCGGAGATCACTGTAATTGACTGAAGGAGGTCATGATGACTTTTGGAAAGACAATACTTTGGTCTGTCCTGTCTGTGGTGGGTGTAAGTGCCATACTTGCACCTGTCCAGGCGGTCCCCGTAGTCCCGAACTTCACACAGGGCTCAATGACGAGCCACACGGAGACAACATCAAAGGTGACCGAGACCATAAACAGCATGGACTACAACACTGGATATCAATATTCAGCAACTGGTTCAGGAATAACAGCATCAGGTAGTTTATCTCCTGGTACTGGAACAAGTAATGTAACTATAGATGGCGTGACTTCATCATGGACAGGTATAACAAACAAACCAACCTTCACACAGACAACACCAGGGGCAGCGTTTCAGTTCACAGAAACATATTCAGGACCTGGTTTAAGCAACCACACGATTATCCAGAGAACTACCGAGGTGACAAGCGTAACGGACACTACAAGTATCTTCTCCCAGTAATTGCTGCTCTTGTAGCATCACCTGTAAATGCAGAAACCATTGGTGGTGTATCAGCAACAGCATCCCCCGTCGCAAATAGTTCAGGCTCAGTGACCAATCAAGCTATTCAGGTTTTACAAGGTCCATATATCACTAACACTTATGGGGGAGGTATTCAGTGTCAAGGTCCCACTCGTAATTTTACCCCCTATGTAACAGGAACTGCATCAGCATCTAAACCATACGAACCATACTATTGGGATCCAGTTTACGATGTTACTGATACCACAGGTGCATTTGATGATGACGGTAACCCTATTGCAGATGGTCGTATTGATAATCCTGGGGACATCCTCTTCCACAAAAAAACTAGAACTGGACAGAAAGATAACTACAGTCTAGGTATTGGTTTCTCTATGACATGGAGTACACCAACAGATAAAAAATTACAAGAGCAGTGTAAAGAAGCAGCAGCAACTCAAATTGCATTGCAACAACAATTAACTGCTAATAAAAGACTCGATTTTGAGATCGCGAGATTAAAGAATTGTGGCGAATTGATGCAGCGTGGAATTCGTTTTAGACCTGGGACAGAGATGGCAAAGATCTGTGCAGATGTTGAGGTAGTTGGTAAAAACTATATCACTCCACACCGTCACTCTATTCCCGACCCTTCAGTATCCTTATCGCCTTATTCCGAATCCTCTGCTGACCTCGGCGTTCCTTTAAGGACTCCACCTTCGGGGACTTCCCCCTCATCGTCGCAATCTTCTTCATCACCTTCTTCACAGTCGGCTTCACCACTTTCAAGAGAAGATCAACAACGGGTTTTGCGAGCAGTGCAGAACTCGTCGCAACAACAGCAATACTCGCGGTAGTTGTAACCATACCTGCGTTAGGAATGTTACCGATAATCTGATCAGGAATGGTTAGTTTTTCAGTAACCATCAAACATTCCTTACCAACTACCTCATATCTAACAATCTTTTTATTACCCTCTAGGATCTTTCCTACAGGGTTTTTTAATTGTTGTTCCCTGGTAGGACATTCTGGTTTTGGCACCACGTCCTTAGGAGTCTCTGTCTTACCAACGTCTGCCTCTGGAGGTCTTCCAGGGTTTACAGGAGGAACCTTCTGCTCTCTCTGAAACTCTAGTTTATCCTTATTATAATCAATTGGATTGAACGATGGCACACCAGCATCACAGAACACCTTGACACCATTCGGATCATCCTCAGACAGGATTCCACTCTTCTCTTTATTACTATTCTGTTCGTGTGCCTCTACACATCCAGGCATGTCCACAACAGGCACACCAATTTGTGTAGTCACTGGTGGTACAGCAGGATTTATAATCCTAGGAGGTTCTGTCACCCACTGAGGGATTGATATATCTTTAATGTCCACGTTATCAATAGCAATATCGTCAATCATCAGCAATCATTAAATGCCGATCCAACTTCAGATCCTAACTCAGACCCTGCCTTCTGTCCTAGAAGGAGTGCCCAACCACCTGCCAACCATCCAATGTAAGGGATACCAGACAGTGCGGGAACTGCTACGCCAGCAGCGATAGCACTACCTGCCATTGCACCTTGTGACCGTGCTCCAGCGTCCGCCACGATACACTCTACGCTTTTTGCATTCTGCTTTCCCTCAGAATCCAGCGTTGTGGCACCTCCGATATTACGGATACCATCCATAGTGTATTGGTCTCGACGATACTCACGACGAAGTTCTGTTGTAGGACCAAACAATCCACGCTTGTCTTTATCTAAAGTCAAAGATTTATCAGACTCAAGGATTGTTGGGTCATTTGCTCGGTATTTAATCTTATATCCATCCTTACCTGCTTCTACTTCATAGGAAGAATAATCACCTTTGGGAAACTGAATAACAGGAAAATCTGGTTTACTTTCCTGCATCAGATATCCAAGCAGTCCCACATGGGCAAAAGCAAAAAGACCACCAACAGCAATACCGACATACTTTAGATTCATGATCAGAAGGAGGGGATAGCAGGACCAGTTGTAGAAGGCAGTGGAGAGGCACCAGGAGCGGCAGGAATGACGCCTCCAGTGACTTCAGGCATCTCTGGCATAGCAGAGTCTAGCATCCCTGGGAGGGCACCAGCAATCGCCTCTGTTGCCGCTGCAGTAATCTTCTCCTTAGCGGATTCGATCAGTGCATCTCTTTGAAAATAAACAAAAGTCCCACCACCCACGATGCCTGCGACACCAGCGAATGATAGGACTGCGAGTACGTTAATTAGTTTTTGCATGATTACATCTTGTAAGTGTCATCTGTAGTGATCTTAAGAGGTGCTTGCTCAACTTTAATAGTTTGAACAGGACCACTAGACTTTGCAGCCTCAATCAGTTTTTCTAAATCTGCTTTAGTGATACCACCAGCAGCGGCAGCAGCGCCGTTAGCACCATTCATTTTCATAGTGCCGTCACCAGATTTCTTAGCCGTTTGAACCCCGAACGTAGCTAAAACCCCAGTGAACACGGAGGCTATGAAGGTCGGATCGAGATCTTGTTCAGGAAACTGAAGTGCTTTAGGAAGATCTACATATGCTAAGGTCAAGATACCACCAGACCATACTAAAATTCCTAACCTTACGAATGTAGATAAGATAGCAAGTTGCTCTTCCTTATCTTCAGATGCCTCTTTGAGTTTACCGAATATACCCTTCTTTTTGGGTTCTTCGTTTTTTACTTCTTCAGACATTCGTAAAAAGCGTGGCAGCTCTATTTAGGATTCTGAAACTTGACGCTTCTTACCAATATTATATTTAGACTCAAGAGTCCATTCGGTCTTTTCTTTGTATGCAATGACTTTGATTTGACTCAAAGGTGCAGCATCTTTAACCGAATCTTCTTTGACGATCTCTACCAGTCCCCAGTCAGACAGTAGTTTGATGATGCGGTTACGTCTCTGTACGTCGTTCTCTGACAAGTTTGCTCTCTTA